TTTGATACATTCACAGGTCCTGGTTATATGGTATGCAAAATAGGAATATTTACACCTCTAAGCAGTAGTAATAATGCTGAAATTGTCGTATCATTAAATGGTCTTAATGTTATTGCTTTCGAAGTTTTGAACACTACCCAGGGAGATTACCTTAACGGGTTTGCTCCTATGGATCTTATTATTCCCCCATTAAGTGAATTTAAGCTGACTGCTCAAAATGTAGTATCCTCTGCCGAGATGACCTGGTATGCTACGGTAACGGGCAGAGTCTATGAAGGATGACCCTAGGCCCTTCTAAATCAGTCTCCAGGGCCAAGGACGGTAAGATCTACGGGTGGAGTGGAAGTTATGCCCTTACTTCTTCTGCTGTCACCCTACTGGATTATACGAACCCGTCAGCATTTTATTTAACCAGGGTAACTTTAGGAATTGATTGGAGTTCTATTTCTGCTGGTGAGATTCTAAGCTATACGATCAATGTAGATGGTCAGGCCTTATTCGTTGAAAAGTTGGTAGTCCTGATTAATAATATTGGGATTCAGCCCAAGATGTTTGAATTCATCATACCACCAAACAGTACGGTTAAGATCCAAGCCACTGAGAGCGCCAATAATGGGGCTATTTCGTGTATCTTAACGGGGTATCGGGTCTAATATGGCAAAGAAAAAGAATGAGAACAGTTTTGAGGAGCTGATGAAAGGGATTGATTGGAATAGATACTTACCAGCTGTAGTTGGTATTATGCAACCAGTTGTAATTTTTGGTGCCTGGTTGGCTTTTTCAAAAATGGATAATAGAGCAGATGCACTTTCTAAACTTATTGCAATTGCGGAACCAATACCAACTTTAGATCTAAACATTCCTCCGCCAGTTGTTTTGGCTTCTTTGTATCATTCAGTAGATGAACTTGCGGATGTTATAGAAAAGGTTATAGAGTTTATTGAAGATTTAGAAATACCTTCAGCTGAAGAAATTATAAAAGAAATTAAAGAAGAACTTTTACCAGATCCTATAGCAGGCAAGGACCTTATTTCAGATTATTATGATTGTGTAAACGGTTATGAAAGAGATACTCCAAAACTTTTAAGAAACAAATACACAAAATCAATATATGTTAATACTTGTTTGTTAAGGAAAGGCTGGGGTCAAAAAGCAATTTTAGAAATAATCAGAGAGAAACTTGAATGACTGACGAATTATTCTTCTTGATCTGGATAGGTTCGTTCTTTCTATATTTTACAATTTACACGCTATGGATCCCTTTGAAAACTCAGAAAAAAATAGAGTCCTGGTTGAAGAGTTCTGAATCTGACGAAACTTTGCTAATGTCCCTGGATGTTATCACTAAAAAAATCAGAGAACAGATGTTAATTGATTTTGAAGAATTTATGCTGCCACAGGCTAGAGAGAGTTTTCAAAAGTTTTGGACTGGAGCAATGGGACACGCTGCTAAAGAATTGAAAAACTCGGATCAGGGTTCTAATCTTTCGTTGATGCATAGTATCACCAAGGAATTGGAAAATCAACCGTACTATATACAGATGCTAGGGGCCAAATTATTACCGATCATTACTGAAGCAGCCAAAAAGGAGCCAATTGGCAAAAGTGTTGCAGAGATTGGCATGGGATTGGGGAAATAAGGCACCTAGAAGGCACAGCAGCGCCCTAAACTCCCTTTTAATACCCAACGCTACCCCACCACATCCTCAACACCCTCCCGTCCTTCTAAACAAAAGTGACTGTAATGTCTAGTCGGGAATCCAATTTGCGTAAACTACTTTAGTTAAGATTGCCTGGCAGTCGTAACATATTGTTACTTCATTATTGTACTTGTCAGTCTTAAGATGATCCTTTGACTGTAAGCAGATGTTACACCTGCGCTTCATTCTACCTCTAACCAGTATGCACCAGTATCGAACCTGGTTAATCTCCATAGATCCTTTTCATAATGTTTCTTTAGTTTTTTTGTAAACGCATCATCCCTGGTCATGTCTACTATGTTACTGTCTGTACCAAATAAAGCATGATACAACTGTTTAGCAGATTGGCACTTTGTTTCCCATTCACACTTTACAGTCTGTCCTTTTAATTCTGCTTCTAGTTCATCTCTCTTCTCAGTAGAAACCAATCCAGATAGGGGAGGGAGGGTATCGTAGGAGGGATGCCAAGAGACTTCAACGGGAAAAGAATACTTTTCTCCATACTTCTCGGTATCTATGATCTTGCCTGGTCCCGTAAAACGGAATATGGCATGCTGTCCTGGTGGTACTTCGTCCATTGTGGGACGTAGTCCAAAACCAAATTTCTCTTTATCTAAGCTCATATCTACTCTACACCGTAGTTCTAGTATATATCAAATTGTGTAATACTCAAGAATGTTTACATACTCAAAAGTGAGTTAAGGTTTAATAGGCTTACTCATATCTGAGTATATGCCTGTGGGCTTGTATACGAGGAAAGGAAAGAATGGTCGAACTATGTTTTTTAGAAATGGAAAGCTCATATCTAAGAAGTCATACAGTGCGTCTCGCTCTCGATCATCAACCAAGAAAGGTCAGCGTCGTAAAACCGCACGTAGAGCCTACACTCGTAAAGCCCCAGGCAATCCAAGGAGAAATATGAAAAAAGCAATTCCGCACCCAAGTGTTACGGGCATGGCTTCAGGCCTTGCCATAGCAAGTTACCTGAATGCTGGTAAATCAGTAACAGGATCCTTTGGTAAAACCTCAGTCACTGAGGGAGTAATCAAAGATATTACAGATGGTCAACTCGGGGTTGCATTCAATACCCTAGCCGGTAACGCAATCGATATGATCGGTACCGATGCCGGAAGGAAGACATTAGTGACTGCTTCAGGCATAGCAATCTTAGGAGCGTTTGCCAGGAAACAGTTTCCACAACTAAAACTCGGAGGAAGTAAACTTTACTTCAGAATATAAGATGTCAGTAACAACTATCACCAGGACCTACGACAGCACGCCCACGGATAAAACCTATTTTTCGCTTACGTCAAATATGTCATCCACTTCGCTCGGCAATATCCAAACGCCGCAAAATTCGCAGAGAATTTCCAGGATCGACGTAGCAGTTGATGCCGCAGATACGAAAGGCTTCGTTCTAGCCGGACGTTTACTTGGATCCAATATGAGTGAGCAAAACCTCACCTTGGCTGGATCTTGCGGAGATGTTGCAGATGCTGGCGGAACGCCTCAGTTCAATATGATCCCTACCAACTTCAGTGTTGTAGGTGTCAATAATATAGATCTCCAGGTAGCATTTCAATTTAGCACTGGCACACCAACCGCAGCCAGTCTCAGCATTACTCTATATTTCGAGTGATCTCTTGAATGGCTAAAGCGCGATTAGGTAGCAACGCTCAGTTTAGCTCTGTTGGTAAACATCTAAATATTATAGGTGATCGAATTTATGGATATAGCGGTGCGGTAGTCGTACAGTCTGCCGCTCTTCCTCTGTTTGATACATTCACAGGTCCTGGTTATATGGTATGCAAAATAGGAATATTTACACCTCTAAGCAGTAGTAATAATGCTGAAATTGTCGTATCATTAAATGGTCTTAATGTTATTGCTTTCGAAGTTTTGAACACTACCCAGGGA